GTCTATTAACTCCTGATAGTCTAACTTACCCATCTTTTTTACCTGGTGTCTCTTGTATTCAAGGAAATCCATTCCACCCTTACCTATTTCTTTTTCCAGTCTTTTATAATATTCGATATAATTGCCTTTTTTAGCAATATTACAACCGTAGCACTGTGGTCTACAATTTTGTTCATCGTATCTTAAAGATAATATGCCTCTTGAATAAAAGTGACCATTTTGTATCTTTTTGTAAGGCATTACCTTATCGCAAGTAAAGCATTGTACATCTAAATTCTCATCAGCGTACTTTAAACGGATATAAGTTGAGAATATAGCATCTGCTTTTTTCTTTAAGATTGTTGTACTCATTTTTTTGGTCTTTTAAACTTAATTAAACTAAATAAATAAAAGAGTACTGCAAATGGTGCAATAATCATAGAAAGTAATAAATAAGCTATTAAATCTAATAAAGTATAATACTCTTTATTTTCTACTTGTCTTGGATTCTTACTTATCCAGTATACTCCATAAATTGTACTTGCAATCCAATAAATAATTAATAGTGTCATTTTAATAGAATTTTAGTGTAAAACAATTCAAAGACTACCCCCCAAATAATAGAAAATAGGATTATATCAAAATACCCAAAAATAGGCTTATAAGTTACAATTGCTAAAGAAATAAAAAGTAACATTAAGGCTTTAAATAAATGCCAGCCATCCGTTAAAAACGAAAGCATAGTAGAAGAAAATAAAAACTTCTCGCCGTTTTCCTTCTCGCCCCACTGCCATTTGTTGCGCCAGGACATATTCCAATCCCAAAACTGACGATTCTTAAAGTTTCCAAATATGGAAATATAGTACCTGGTACTTAATGTGTCCATTACTGAATTACAAATAGCTGCTAATATTACAAAGATTAAACTCATAAGTTGTCATTAAAGTCACTAAATTACATTATTTATCCCTTTTAAAGCTCATTATTCGTATCAATTCGTATCAATACGGCTCACTTTTGAGCTACAAAGATATTTTATTCCACTATTGCGCCTATTTTTCTTGCTCTGCGCCTATTTTTTCCACTATAAAGATAAAATTAGATATTATTTTCCATTATTAGTCAATCTAAAGGCTTACATTTTTCTTTTGTTTGTCATATTATATCCATACAAATTTTAAATGTTTTGTTGGTGCTTGTTAAATGTTTGCATAAAGTTTTAGTAAAGTTTCATTCACCTTGTCCAGTTAATTCATTAAAAAACAGGACATTACACACTTTGTAAATATTGCAGGTGTTAAATCTTATCAATCCCACCTGTACATCTTTTATAAATCATCTATCATTTCAAGCGTTTTAACTCTATCAGTTAATTCTGCTATAATTATTTCTGCTTCGTGCCTCAAAGTTAGTAATTCGTTCCTTAATAAAGAATTTTCTCCTTGTAAATCAGTCATCATAACAAAAGCTAAATTAAGCGTTTCTAAGGCATTCAAATTATCTTGGTAGGTCTTACTATCAATTTTAGTTTTGTTTGCCTCTAATAGCTTTATTTGCATCACTAAAAGTAAATCTGCTATCCTAAACAAAGTAGCTTGTCTAAAATCAGTCTTTGGAATCCTTTTTTCTAATTCATCCTGTAAAATAGCTTTTAATGGCTCACTTAACTCGTGTAACTTTCTCATCACTTAAAATAAATTTCTTGTCCTGCACTGGGTTAATTAAATTAATAATCTCTCTTAAAGCCTCCACATAATATTGCGAAGATAGCTTATGGATAGGTAATTGCTCAAATAATTCTAAACTAAAAAGCCTGGCTTCTGAATGTTTAGCAAATTCTTGTAGTGTCATATAATATATTTAAAAATGTGTGCAATAACATCAACTGTCCAACCATTACCAATCATTTTATATCTTTGGCTATCCGATACGAAATTAGTATAATTATCTTTAATTGTTTGCAATCTTTCGCATTCAATTGGAGTTAATCTTCTAACTTTTAAATTTTTTTCAAAAATATGCGTATTTGAAGAAGCATTTACTCTTGTACTTATTGTAATAGATTTTTCTGTATGGATTGATTGATTATAAGAGTCTATCATAATACCATATTTTAAATCTTCTTTATGTTTTTCAATTGTTGAATTAAGTCTTTTATTATTAAATAAACTAACAATAACTGTATTATCAGTAGGACATAAGGCAGCATTTGCTCTTAAACAAGCAGCTTTTTTATTGCCTTCAGTTGGTTTCCAATTAAAACCTGTTTGATTTTTTTCTTCAATATGTCTTCTATTATGCTCTAAAAACCCATTTATCATTTTATCACTTAAAAAATATTTTTCATCTATTTCATCACAAATATAATTAGTTGCACCTGCTCGATATATGTGTTTTGTTACAATAGGTTTAGCTTTACCATCAATATTTGCAAATTCAGGTTTATAATAAAAATTTTTTGTTCCAGATTTTGATACATATTGAACCATCTTATCACTTAAATAAAATTTAGCATTTGGATTATCTTGTAATATATCTTTAAGTAAAATACCTTTATCTTGAGGTTGCTCTATTATACTTTCTAAATCGCCAAATAAACCTTTAGGTTGCATACCAATATTAGTCCAATAAATTCTCCTACGATTTTGTGCTGATACTAAAGCTGAATTAATATGAATACCATTAACACCAATAGCTTTGCTTAATACTTTTTCCCATTTTTCTCCCATCTCAACATTTTCCAATAAAAAATACTTTGGTTTTGTTTCGTTAAGTAATCGCATAAACTCCCAAAATAAATAAGATTGCCCTTCGAACTCAAATCCTTCTGCTTTTAATTCTAAATAGTGTTCTAAAGTAAGGATTTCTTGTTCATCTTTTGTAGACATTCCTTTACGCTTACCGGCAAAACTAAAAGACTGGCAAGGACTACCACCAATTAATAAATCAATTTTAGGTAAATCAGCTGCATTAACATTAACAACAGAACCAAGTTGTTTAGTATTAGGATAATTAGCCATTGTAACCTGGATTGCATATTTGTCAATTTCAGAAGCAAAATAGTTATCTACTTTAATACCTGCTCGTTCTAATGCTTGTTGTCCACAGGACATTCCATCAAATAATGATAATACATTCATAGTTTAAAAAGGTAAAATTTTTGGTTTTTCAAATGTAACATAATTTCCAGCATAACTCTTACTTCCATTAATTTCTTCGTAATAGCAGTTTCTCCACTTATCAAAGAATAGTGTAGCCTCTCCTACTTCTCCTATGCCTTTGGGTTTAGTCTTTTGTACAATAATCTTTACTTCGTTGCCTTGATAAATGTTTCCATCTTTAGAAACTCCAAATGGCGGTCTCCATACGCAAATCATTTGTTCTCCCTTTCTAAAGGATGTTTCGCCACCATCTATAAATCGTGGGTCTGCTGGAGGATAATATTTTATTCCTGTTGCATCATCTATAACCTTTGCACCTGTTTCCCTTGCTATGTGCATAATAATTGTATGATGGTAATTGTATTCCCTTGCATACATTCTTATTTTCCCTAATACCCGAGCCATATACATATCTCTTTGTTCGCCTTTTAAATCGTGCTTTACTTCATTAAACGGGTCTGTTGTAACTGTGTCAAACTTAACACCGTATTTCTCAACTGCTTCGTGGAAGTCATCTAAAGTTATATCTTTAACACCTAAATCCATAATGTAAAAATATTGGCTAACTTCTAATCCATACCTGTACATTTCTTGTTTGGTAAGTCTTTGTAACTTATTTCCATCAAGGTCAAAGAATGGCTTACCTGCCCACTTATGAATTATCTCGGCAAATATTTCTGCTGGAGTACCTGTTTCGGGACTAAATATTAAATGCTTCCAACCTTTACTTTTAGATAAGTTAATTAGGCATTCCCACCAAAATTCCGATTTGCCTGATGCAGGAGTGCCGTAGATGTAAGAAGTAGCACCTTTTTTAAAGGATATTAGCTTGTCAACATCTTGGAATCCTATTGTTTCTCCTTTTATTAATCCTGTATCGTATAACGAATCTAATTCGCCTTGTACATCGCTATATTGTTTTATAAAGTCCATTAGTAAGTAGGTTGTTGTAAGTTTACAATTTTAACTTTATTTTCTGGTTTAAACCAATTAGTTACCATAGTATTTTTCCAATTTATTACTGCTTTACCTAATTTATTATTCCAACCAAGAGAATCATAATAATAATAGGCTTGAATAGCAATATCTCTTTTATAACCTGATTTAATAAAATAGTCTATAACTTCATCTTTAGTAGGAGGAATAAATTCAACATCAACACTATCAACTATTATATTTACTTTACTTTCTTTTACTTTACTTTCTTTTAATGGTTTTGTTTTGCTTTCGTTTAGGTTATGGTTTAGGTTATGGTTTAGGTTATTTTTAGGTTCTTCTTTTGTTGGTCTACCACCTTTTTTACCATTTACAATACCATTAAGCCTCTTTTTGTTCATTTCATCCATTCTATCATTTAGACTGTTTGAATAAAAATAACCATCACATTCTACAAATAATCCAACCTTTATAGCATCATTTATAAAATTTTGCAACTTTATAGCATCTACCTGGAGTATGGATGCAAGGAGGTCAATACTATCTTTGTTTGATTCAAATTTAAAATCGGTTGTTTCTCTTAAAGTTTCAATAATACCCCAAAATAAACCAACTCCCTCCCAGCCATAGATGTATTTAATCTTTAGCATTTTTATATCTCTCGAAGCCGAACTATCGTGCGAGAAATAATAAGCATCCTTTTTATGTGCCATAAATTTTAAAAAAAAGAATCCCATCGGGAGAGAGTTTCGACAGGATTCTGGTTATTAAATAACCTTTTTTTGATAATATCTAACAGGCTCTCTCCTTCCTATTAGGTATCTTAATACATTGCAAATATACTACTTCTTTCGCAATTTAAAGTATTTATCCAGCTTTTTATTTAATGAAGATAAAGGTA